GCATATCTAAAGAAACCATTTTCTGACATCCAGTACGCAGCACCATCAACTTCAACACATGCGTTCTGGCCAACAAGTCCACAGTTAGTTCCAACTTGTGCAAAGGCAAAAGTAAATGGTTGACCAACAAAACGTTGAGTGAACAATGCTGTATCAGTCCAAACATAAAGTGCATCTCTACCTCTAATTGCTCCAATGATCCGTGATCCATCGGCCAGTCTTTGTGTACCAGCTGTATTGGTTGCTGTAGGTGTGTAAGTGTTTATATCCTCTTGGTCTGAAAACCTGATGAACATATCATCTTGTGTTGATGTATCACCGATTGTTGTTTCTGTGCCATAAAATACTAAGTGACGATCTGGTGTAGATACAACCATGTGTCGTGATGCTGTTGGTGCACCGGATATAACTGTAGCTCTTGTAGTCGTTGCACTTGATAAAGATGAATCCCATTCAAAAACACTACCATTGTGAATTAAACAAATTGCTTTGTCACCGAAATTATCTAGTGACCACATACCAGGTTCAATAACTAAATCTCCTGACGCAGCTTCACCCCATGCAACATAATCAGTTGAATTTGTAACCGTTGCACCATCGCTGTGAGAGGCTGCTGTTGTACCAGCGACTCCTCTTGTGCATCCTGTTAATGTATTACTAGTAATACCAGTGTAAGAAATTTCTTCAGAATCTATTATAACAAAGTTTGTTCCAGTATCAGGAAATTGTGAAGCATCTGTTAAAACAATACTAGTGACTGAATCATTAATTGCACCATTGAGTGTAGTTGTAGTTGCTCCTGCTTCTGGTCCACCCCAAGAACCTAATCCATAACCAAATCCTTGTGCTTGAACAGCTGGTCCTACCGTATAATAATGTTGAACTCTAATACCACCAGATGTAGTTGCACCAGATCCTGTTTCATTTGAAGGCATTGTAATTGTAAGAGTAGTGGTTGTAGGTACAGATGTTATCATGAATTTTTTATCATCAAAATCAGATGCACTAAAATTTGAATTGGTTATAGTAGTAAAATTATCTAAAAGAATAATATCATCTTGTTGCATATTGTGAGCACTCGAAAAAGTTATTGTAACTGTTGGTGATCCATTAGTGGTACTAAAAGCATTTGTAAGCGTAGTGGTTGTATCAATTGGGTGTATGTCATAGAAAACACCACCTGAGTAAGCATATAAAATTCTGTTTGTACCAATGATTGCGTATTTTCTGCCTAAGCTATTTACAAAATGATGAAGACCCCTAGTGGCTCCTGTTAAATCATCAGTCCCTAGTTGCTTCCAGCCACCTATTTTTTCAGGTGTGCCATATCTAAAACGTACATTGTCGCAATCTACCCATTGACTTTCTGCAGTAGTCTCTGAGATTTGTTTATTTATACCTGGCTGAAATCCTATTTTTTGTAGCATATCGGGACTATATTATAGATTTTTATATGTTTAAAGCATTTTATATGCTATTTTACAAGGAAAAATACAGAATGAATATAAACATAAACAAGCATTTTGAAAAAAAAATATTAAGAGATTACTTTTTTATTCAAGGGGTAGTCGATATTGACGCAAATTATTTTATTAAAAAAATAGAAGAGGGTATTAAAAAAGAAGACAATATGAGTTTTAAAACAAACGTAAAAGATCAAATGACCTCGTATACTTATTTTAATCACGATGAAGAATTTGGTAAAATAATTTCACAATTTATAGCTTACGTAGACAAAAACATTTCATTACGACATTACTATTTAACAGATTCTTGGGGTATAAAAGTTTCTCCAAATGGAGAAACTGTAGAACACGATCATGCAAGTTCTTTATGGTCTGGAGTTATATATCTACACAACCATGAACAAACTTTACATTTTCCAGAGATTGATCAAACAATTAAACCAGAGAAAGGATCGTTTGCATTATTCAATGGTTTCTTAAAACATAAAGCAATTAAAAATCATACCAATAAAATTAAATACGGAATTAGTTTTAATTTTATATGTAGTTAAAATTTATATTAAATCTAGCTTTTTCATCCGTACAAGTGGTGCTATTATGTGGAACATTAGCTTTAAAAATAATAGCTTGATTAGCTATTGATGGAATAAACTTATCTCCTATTTGTGTTCCACCATCACAATTATTTAAAGATAAAACTAATCCATAATTATCAAAATCAAAATCTTCATGTTTTTTATGATGATGTAATTGTTCAGTTCTTGGATACAAATTAGCTTTAATTCTTACAAGAGATTTTGGTTTTATCATATCTATTATAGGTATTAACATTTTGTAATATGGACTGGTTGGTTGATAGTCTTTGTAAAAAGTATGTGTAAAATAAAAATCATTTGTTTGTTCAGGATCTGCAACACCATCATTAAAATAAAAAGGAAAATTAGATCCTAATATAAGTTTTTGTATTTCTTCAAATTTATCTTTATCGTAGAAGTTTTTTATTACTTTCATTTTATTTCTATTTTTGTTTTATCTCGATAAGTTACTTCTTTTTTAGTTTTTTCATTAAAATCTTTTTGCCAGTTTGCAACTATACTTACTAACATATTACCAAAATGTCTTAAAGCAGTATCAGAAAAATAAATTTTTCCTTTAAATAATATAATAAGTCTTTCTTTCCAACTAAATTGTAAATCACACGATCCATCTTTTTTATATTGTTTAAATTGCATTATCTAACTCCAGGCATACAAAAAAATTGTCTTTTATCCAAAGCTTCATCAGCATAAGATCCATTCTTATCTACATAATGCATAAAAGATTGAGCATGCCAATCTCCTGTAAAAGGTTTTCTTTCATGCCAAATATCACATCCTAAATATATAACAGCATCTCCTGGTTTCATTTCAATTGGTTTTTCATCCATGTATATTGGCCACGACTCTCCGCAAGATCCTATCATTACAGTTACACTTATTTCACAAGGGTGTCTGTCTTTGTGTCTTTTTAAACTACCATCTTTAGTATACATTCTCCAAAAAGAATAGGTGGGTAATAACTCCAACCCTGTTTCTTGCTCTAATAATTTTCTCTTATCTAACATTAAAGCTTCCATAAGAGGATCTGCATAAAAACGAGTATCTCCAACATTGCTTTGTACAAAATCAAAACTATCTTTGTTTACAATATGTTTTAATTTACAGTAATGACTCATTAATGATATTTGTTCTTTTGTAAGAAAGTTTTCTATTTTTTTATATTTAAATTCTTTTATATTGCCCATGATACTACCGAATATCTTATTCCTTTCGTAACAGGTTTTACACTATGTGGATATAAAAAATTACTTGGCCAAACTATAATCCTGCCTGCTTTTTTCTCCACTGTCCACTCTCTTGTTGTATCAGGATATCTAAAACAAAGTTCTCCACCTTCATAATCATTATTTAATAAAAGTATACAACTAAAAGTTCTTGGTTCTTTGTCAAAATGATCAATATGGTATTTATAAAAACCACCTTCTTTATATTTTAAAACATCTATAGTTTTTATTTTTAAAAATTTTGGATCAGGGTCTTGTACATTAATTTTTTCAAGATATTCTTTAATTGCTGTACTAAAATAATAATGTAAAAGATTGTAACGATGACAATGAGTTAAAGAAGAGTGGGGACTTGTTAAAGAATATGCATAAGTATTTCTTATACTTTGATCTATCACAGCTGTTTCCTCACCCCCTACATAAGCTGGAGTAAAATCTAAAGAATTTGAAAATTTTATAAGACTACTAACTATATTTACTGGAATTAGATCGTCTCTAATATACACATAATTTTTTAAGTCCATGATTTTTTATTCCAGATATTTTTTTTGTAATTATTTAAAATTGTAAAAGGAAAAAACATACTTCTTGTTTTAAATTTATCTACTGATTCTCCTTTTATTTTCATTTCCCAACTATCTCTTTTAAAAGGAATGATTTGAACATAAGGAGTTCCTTTTGTTATCATTGTATCTAAAACCTCATACTTGTCTCCATTTATAACTATAGGAAAATTAACTTCTTGATTGTATGTGTCTGTATCAACAATTCCAGGGATAATAGAAAATCTATCATCACTATTATTTAAAGGTGGCACAAATAAACAAGAATATCCTGGAGGTGTTTTTATAACCCAAGGATTTAATATTTTATAAAAAGGTAAGTTTTTGTTTTTTTCAACAGTTGGAGATCCTTCTAATTGAAAAGAAGAATGAGTATCTGGTTTTTGACCATTTACATTTATTCTTTCAGCTTTCATTAAGTTTGAATCTATAGTTCCTGTTCTCCAATAACCATCTTTTTCACCTGTTTCTTCATTAGGTACATTATGTCTTATTTTTATATCTATTGGAACTTTTAATAAATATCCAGTGCTCATAGAATCTAAAAAAGGCATACAGCCTTTAACAGTTCTTTTATCAACAGAATGTTTTAATTTTTTATACCATTCTGGTATATTTAATTTTATTGGAATAGGTTGATCTTGTTTTGAATCAACATATTTTTTATTAGCTATAAATTCTATTGTCTTTCTAAACATAAATAAATTTATACGTTAAAAAACGTATAAAGTAAACTATAAAAGCTGACTACCGTTAACTGCTGTAATACCTTGATCTTCAGCATATTTTTCTAAAGAAGAATTTAAAGGTGTTCCGTCAGAATACAAACCAGTTGTTTCATCGAATGTTGCATCAGCAGATGGATCAGTAATTAAACTGTTAACATCTATACTATCTATAAAATTTTTATATGTTGTAACAGAACTAGCTAAAGGTTTTGAAGAATTTATTTTTAACCAGTTATCCATTTGATTAACTTTAACGTTAATATCCTGTGTTAAACCCGATCTAAAAGTAAAAGCTATGGATAAATCTGTTGTGTTTACAGTGTCTCCATTTTTAGAAACTACTTCTTTTTCTTGTAATCTAACAGAATTAAAAAGTTCATCTGATACAGTTACCATGTCATAATTTGAAGGATCGCCATTCCAATTATTATCTAATACAGTTTGACTTTCAACAATATTACATAAAGCACCTGTTTGATCGTTTGAATTTTTTGCAAAAATAAATATAGCCATTATTCCCCTACATTCTCATAAATGAATAAAGCACCGCCACCACCAGCTTGTCCGCTTCCACCTGGATTACCTTGAGCTCCACCATTTCCGCCACCACCATATGGCACTCCACCTGAGTGAACTTTTTTAGCCTCATTTACTGCAGAAGCAAATAATGAACTTGGTGCTGTTCCACCTGATCCTGGAGTGTTAACGTTTCCACCTTGTCTTGGGCCACCCGTTCCACCGCCACCACCATTAGCAGTTCCCACATTTGTTAGTGTAGTTGCTTGACCTGTTTGACCAGCATTTCCATTTGTAATAGGACCAGCAGAAGTTCCACCACTTCCTCCTGTTCCAATAGTATAATTATGTGATTCACCTCCAGAGATAGGAAAACCAAAAACTCCAAAACCACCTTCTCCACCAATTCCGCCGTCTCCACCTTCATTTCCTGGATAATTTCCGCCGCCACCGCCGCCGCCACCGCCAGCGTAGACATAAGCTAATCCAAAATTAGCATTATTACTTGCAGTGTAAGTACCGTTAGTTCCATCTGTTACCATTAATGCTGGAACTTGGTTTGCACCTCCAGCAGAACCTGTTGCTGCTGCAACAACTCTTCCTGAAGAATCAATAGTTACGGTAGATGTTGTGAAAGTTCCTTTAGCTGATTTTATAATTCTTGGCATTGTTTTCTTTCCTCCCTAAAATTAATCAACCATTTCTACATAAGAAACATGAAAAGCTAAATCGTTTGCAGCTCCGGCTGTAACAGCAATTAAATCTGTTTCATCTAAATATATAGGTCTAGCAATTAAATCTAATGTTGAATCTGCAGGTACAGATATTGTACTTGCAATTTTATAATAAGTTGAACCATTGTCATTACTAATTTCTACTGTTGCGTCAACAGCGTTAGTTCCATCAATGTTTGCTAATAATATTGTATCAATTCTTACTGCAGTTTCTGCAGGAACATCTATCATTGTAGTTCTGTTTGTATCAGATAAACTACCCATAGCATTTTTAGGTGTGATCGTTGCTATATTTACTAAATTTGGTGTTGCCATTTTTTATAATCTCCTTCTATATTAATACCCGAAAACCATGGAGAAGACAAGACCTTTTCCATCAGTAGTTACAGTTTGTGTTGAACTTGATGTTGCATTAGTTACTTTTGCTCTACCTGTTCCATTTGGTGCTACGGTAATATTTCCATTAGCAGCATCTGTAATAGTAACAGTTCCAGAGTTTGTTCCGCTATTTGTGCTTAAAACTAGATCTGCAGCGCCTCCAGTAGTAACAGTTAGTGCTCCTGCACCATTTGACGTAAGAGTAGCGGCTGCACCACTATCTCCAACTTTTACTGTATCTGCTGAAAGAACAACATCACCAGTTCCATTTGGAACAATATCAATATCTGCATTTGAAGTAGAAACAATATCATTTCCATTAACATCTAAATTGCCACCTAATTGTGGTGTAGTATCATCGACAACAGCAGAAATACCTGTTCCAATAGCTAGTGTATCTATATCAGGGTTTGTACCATCGTTTGCTGTAGCAAAAACAATTTTATCACCTTTATCTGTAGCTGAAAAAGTAAAAGAATCTCCTGATCCAGATGCATATTTAAATTGAACTGTATAAGATCCTGAAGTTGAATTTCTTAAAATATAAAAGTTTTGAACATCTAAAGGTATTGTTACAATTTGATTACCTGTAATTGAACCTGTAAATTCGATCATTCTATGTGAAAGTTCTGCACCTGTTGCTCCATCAGAAACAGATAAAGCTGTAGTTTGTGCACCACCTGCAATACTTTTTGAAATGTATCCACCAGAAATTTGTTCTATAATTTGTAAATTTGTATTAGTTTTTGTTCCCCAAGTTCCTGCGTTTTCACCAGTTGCTTGTAGTTCTACCCCTAAAGGTGTATATGTTGATGCCATAAATTTTATCTCCTATGCAGCGTCACTATAACTTGTATTTGATCCAGTTGCAACATTTGTATACGATGAATTTGAACCAGTGTCAACGCTTGAATATGCTTGAATTCCAAAACCTGTTGAAGTGCCAAATATAGCTACAGAAGCTGTTGCAGAAACACCTGTTAATCCCATAACAACAGGAGGACTTAAAGATCCTACTGCAGAAGTCATGGATACTCC